CATTCTTTTTGTAGCGACAGACCATTACTATTCATCGGATTTATATCTCATCCACAGAATTCAATTAAGGTAATTTACCTTAACCCCAAATGTTTTGTTTTTATATTTTCGCTGTGATATATTTATATTTATGAGTATTAAGAAATCAGAATAGTAGTTGGCTACACAAAGAGAAGTTGCAGATCATTTAGACCTATCTGTTAAAAGAATATCTGAGTTAATCAGAGATGGTATATTGCCTTCAAAAATGGGAAGAAGTCCTTTGAACTTAGATGTTTGCAGGGTTGCATATATATCGTATCTTAGAAAGCTGGGTGGGTATAACAAAAGAAGTGGAACTGGTGATATTGCAGAAGAGAAGGCGAGACTCACTAAAGCACAGGCAGATAAGGCTGAGTTAGAGGTTGAGCAATTAGAAGGCTCATTAATTCCAGCTCAATTAGTTCAAGATACTTGGATTGAATATGTTTCAAACTCTAGGGCGAAAATATTAGGTTTACCTTCAAGAATAGCTCATCAGGTTATTACAGTAGATCAATACGCTGAAGCAGAATCAATAATTAAAGAAAAAGTTTATGAAATACTTGAGGAATTAGCACAACATGGAATACCTAAAGAATATAGAAAAAGTGATTCAACAAACGAATCAGGCATGGACTCCTCCTCCTAATTTAAAAATTAGCGATTGGGCAGATTCTTATAGAAAATTATCACCTGAATCTTCAGCAGAGAGTGGGGCATGGAAAACCTCAAGAGCACCATATCAAAGAGAGATTATGGATTCTTTTAACGACCCAAGTATTCAAAGAATAGTATTTATGAAATCTGCTCAGGTTGGAGCTACAGAAATATTGCTTAATGTTATTGGATATTATATAGATCAAGACCCCTCTCCAATGTTGGTTATGCAGCCTACTTTACAAATGGGTCAGGCGTTCTCAAAAGATAGGTTAGCTACTATGATTCGTGATTCTGAAAAGATAAGGGGTTGCGTTAAAGACCCAAGAAGCAGAGATAGTGGTAATACAGTTTTGTCTAAAAAGTTTCCTGGTGGTAACTTAAACATAGTTGGCTCTAATTCTGCATCAGGATTAGCTTCAAGGCCAATTAGAATTGTTCTTGCTGATGAAGTTGATAGGTATGAAGCCTCAGCAGGTTCAGAAGGAGACCCAATATCACTAGCAACTAAAAGAACTACTACTTTTTGGAATAAAAAGATTTACTTATGCTCAACACCAACTGTAAAAGGATTGTCAAGAATAGAAACTGCTTTTGAAGAGTCTGATAAGCGTTATTATCATGTGCCTTGTCCTGAATGTAATAAGAAACAAGTCCTGAAGTGGAAAAATATAGTTTGGGATGAAAACAAGCCTGAAACAGCATCTTATGCTTGCGATCATTGTGGCTCTGTAATAAATGAATCTAAAAAACAATGGATGTTAAAGCATGGAGAGTGGATAGCCTCATCTAGTAGCTCTAATACAGCAGGATTTCATATATCTGAGCTTTATTCAGTTTGGTCAACATGGGCAGATATGGCTAAGAATTTTCTAGAGGCTAAAAAACAGCCTGAAATGCTTAAGACTTGGATAAATACTGCATTGGGAGAATCTTGGGAAGAGCAGGGAGAAACTATTGAGCATGAAAAATTACTAGAAAGAAGGCTTAATTATGACTCTGAAACAATACCTGAAGCTGTTTTAGTTTTAACTGCTGGTGTTGATACACAAAAAGATAGACTAGAGCTGCAAATGGTTGGCTGGGGTTCTAATTATGAATCCTGGGTCATAGAATATAAAATCTTTTGGGGAGACCCAAATGCTGCTAATGTTTGGCAAGAGCTTGATAATTATCTTAAAAAACGATTTAAGACTGAAAATGGCAGGATTCTAACCATATCTTGTACCTGTATTGACTCAGGTGGCCATCATACGAACCAAGTATATCAATTCACAAAACCAAGACAGGGAAGAAGGGTTTTTGCTGTTAAGGGATTATCAACAGCAGGAAAGCCAATAGCTAACAGGCCTACATTTGTTGGAAAAAATAAGGCTGTTTTATATGGTGTTGGTTCAGATAGTGCAAAAGAAGCTATTTTTGCTAGATTATCTTCTGAGCCTGAGTATACAACACTGCATTTCTGCTCTGATCTTGATGAAGAGTATTTTCAACAACTTACAGCAGAGAAAAGAGTTACAAAGTTTGTAAGAGGCAAAAAATCACTAGTTTGGAAGCAAATAAGGCCAAGAAATGAAGCGTTAGATACATTGGTATATAATTTTGCTGCTATTTATATATTAAATCCAAATTACGACACAATTGAACAAAGAATCCTGTCTCAACAAATAAAACCAGCAGAAGATGGTAAAAAAACACAGAAAAAAGGCATAAATAGGGGTAATTTTGCTACTTCCTGGAAGTAATTTGACTTTTCTTTGTTAATGTGTTGACTTTTTGATAGAAAACCATAGTGTGATATTAGATATATCTTAAACACTTATGAGGTTTTTTGCTTGAGCAACAAATTTGACAGAGAAAATTATCCTTCTCAAGAGCCTGTAGAACTAGTCGTGGGCGATTATTGGGTTTGGAAAAAAGATGATTTAGCTACAGATTATCCAACAGACTCTTATTCTTTGTCTTATGAATTTCATTGCGACTCAGGTGGTGGCGGAAGCCATCAATTCACTATAAACGCAGTTGAAGCAAATAATACTTATTACATAGAAGTTCCAACAACAACTACAGATGATTATAATCCTCATGATTATATATGGGGTTCTTATATAACAAGAACATCTGACTCTGCAAGAATACAGGTTGGAGAAGGTAACATTACTATATTACCGAATCTAGCAGATACAAACGCTGACTTAAGAAGTCATGCAAAGAAAGTTTTAGATAATATTGAGGCTGTAATAGAAGGAAGGGCAACTATAGACCAATCTTCATTCTCTTTAGGTGGAAGGTCTTTATCTAGGATGTCAATTGATGAATTAATGACATTTAGAGATAGATATCATGCTGAATACCTAAAAGAAGTAAAACAGGCAAGAATAAGAAATAAAAGAGGTACAGGAAACACACCTAAGGTAAGGTTTACTAAATAATGGCATGGTATAACAGAATATTAGGCGTTAATGAGCCTAAAAAGAAAAAAAGACAAGCATATAGAAGAAGCTATAGTGGTGCGAACACTGGTAGGCTTTTTGCTGACTTTGTTACCACATCTACAAGTGCTGATGCTGAAATAAAAGATAACATAAGAATATTAAGAGATAGAGCAAGGGAGTTAGCAAGAAACGATAGCTATATTGCAAGATACCTTAACCTGATGGTGTCTAATGTTATCGGTAAGCATGGCATAAGAGTTTCTAGCAAAGGTCGTGATGACAATGGTTCATTAGACATTGCTGGAAACCAGCTCATTGAAAATGCCTGGAAGGAATGGGGTAAGGTTGGTAACTGTACAACAAATGGAAGATTGTCATTCTTAGACTGTCAAAAAATATTTATTGAATCTCTTTGTAGGGATGGAGAAGTATTGATTAGAAAAATCAAAAAGAAGGATTCGCCTTTTGGTTTTGAACTACAATTTTTAGAATCAGATCATTTAGATGAAAATAAAAATGATATTTATAAAGCTACTGGCAATCGTATTAAGATGGGTGTGGAAGTAGATAAGTATGACAAACCAGTTGCTTATCACTTATTTAAAGACCATCCTTTTGATAGGGTTTATTTAGCTCAAGCACAACACATTAGAGTCCCTGCTGATGAGATTATCCATGCTTACCTACCTACTAGAGCAGAACAAACTAGAGGTGTTTCTTTGGTTGCTACAGCAATGGCTAATGTGAAGATGTTAAATGGTTATTTAGAAGCAGAAATAGTTGCAGCTAGAGTTGGTGCATCTAAAATGGGTTTCTTTACTTCACCTGATGGTGATGGTTATGTTGGTGATGGAGAGTATGAGGATACCTTCAACCCAACAATGAACGCACAAGCTGGGGTCTTTGAGCAGCTTCCACAAGGTATGGATTTCAAAGCCTTTGACCCTACACATCCAACATCTGCTTTTGATTCTTTTACAACTAGTGTTTTAAGAAGTATTGCATCAGGTTTGAATATTTCTTATCACTCTTTATCAAATGACCTTACATCAGTTAATTACAGTTCAATAAGACAGGGTGCTTTAGAAGATAGAAGTATGTATCAGATATATCAACAATTTGTTATAGATCATTTTGTAGACCCTATTTTTAAATCTTGGTTAGAAATGTCTATCTCAAATGGATATATCAACCTTCCTATGAGCAAGGTGGATAAGTTTACAAAATCAGTGAACTACATACCAAGAAGTTTTGCTTGGATTGACCCTCTAAAAGAAATGCAGGCAAATGTAATTGGTTTGCAAAATGGAACATTAAGTTATGCAGATATTGCTGGTGCATACGGAAGAGATACTGAAGAGCTTTTTGAGCAACATCAAAAAGAAATTGAACTAGCAAAACAATATGGTATTGAATTAGCATATCAACCATTTGGTCAAAAAAACCCTGTAGATGCAAAGATACAAGGCGGAGATGACGAAGATGAGTAAACCCACTCAAGGTATGAAATCAGAGGCTAGAAAAGGCTTAGATTGGCGTAAAGAGCATGGCAGGGGTGGAACTAGGGTTGGTGCTGAAAGAGCAAATCAAATCTTAAACAATGAAAACCTATCTGATGAAACTATCAAAAGGATGTATAGTTTTTTTAGTAGGCATGAAGTAGATAAGAAAGCTCAAGGATTTAGACCAGGAGAAGATGGATATCCATCAAACGGAAGAATAGCATGGGCACTATGGGGTGGAGATGCAGGATTCAGTTGGTCAAAAAAATTAGTCAATCAAATGAAAGATGATAGAAGTATTGAGCAAAGAGGAACAGAAGATACTCTAAGAGAAAAAGCTACAGAACACAATAAAGATGTTGGCGATAATCCAGCAAAAAGAACTAGCTATTCTACATTACAAAAAGTTTACAATAGAGGTATTGGTGCATATAACACTAATCCTTCAAGTGTTAGACCTAATGTTTCTTCAAAAGAACAATGGGCAATGGCACGCGTTAATAATTTTTTACGAGTCTTAAGGACTGGTAAATACAAGTCAGGGAAGCATGATACTGATCTGTTACCTGAAGGACATCCTTTATCAACTAAAAACAAGGAGAAATCTATGAATAAAGAAGATAGACATATCCTGAATGTGAGTGAAACTGATGATAAAGTTATCGTTGAATTTGCGAAGCATGAGGATGTAGAACATGAAGGTGAAGAATTAGAGACAACTGATGAAGTTTCTATGTCTGAAGAAAGTGAAGAGAGAAAAGTAATAGATATGCCTATGAAATATAGGACTATTGATTTATCTAAACACTCTTATCTTGATGAAGACAAAAGAATGGTTCGTGTAGGGGTTTCTAGTGAAGAGCCTGTAGAAAGAAGTTTTGGCATGGAAGTGCTAGGACATTCGGCTGATGATATAAACATGGAGTTTATAAATTCAGGACGTGCCCCACTTTTGTTAGACCATAATATGGAAAAACAAATTGGTGTAATTGAAGAATTCAAATTAGATGAGACAGCAAAAAGGACAACTGCTGTAGTTAGATTTGGAAAATCTGCTTTAGCTCGCGAAGTATTTGAAGATGTAAAAGATGGGATACGGATGAACATATCGGTAGGGTATCGCATTGATAAACTGGAACGATATCAAGACAATGATGAGACTTATTACAAGGCAAAATGGACACCTATGGAAGTATCTTCTGTAAGCGTTCCTGCCGATCAAAGTCGACTTGTTGGAGTGGGTCGTTCTAAAGAAAAACAAATAAACAACACAAAGGTGAGAATAATGGATAACGATAAAAAACAAGATATTAATCTTGATGAAGTTAGAACTCAGACTATTGATGAAGCTAAAGCTGAATTTAAAAGAAACTCAAAAGAGATCATAGATTTAGCAGCTAGACACAATAAAAGAGATTTAGCTGACAAAGCAATCGCTGATGGCGTATCTGTAGAAGAATTCAGAGGTGTATTATTAGAAAATATTTCTAACGACACTCCTTTAGAAACTCCTTCAGAAATTGGCATGAGCAAAGAAGAAGTCAGAGACTTTAGCTTAATCAAAGCTATAAGAGCAATGGCTAATCCTTCAGACAGAAGAGCACAGGAAGAAGCAGCATTTGAATTTGAATGTTCTGCTGAAGCTGCAAGACAGTATGGCAAAGATGCACAGGGCATTATGCTTCCTGCTGAAGTGCTAAGAAGCTGGGGTAAAAGAGACTTAAACACATCTGATGATTCAACTCTAGTAGCTGAAGATTACAGAGGAAATTCTTTTATTGACATACTTAGGAATGAGTCTTCAGTAATGCAAGCTGGTGCAACTATGCTTCGTGGATTACAAGGAAATGTTGTAATACCTAAGAAAACTGCTGGTGCATCTGCTGGATGGATTGCAACAGAAGGCGGAGATTCTGCTGAAAGTGAATTCACTTCAGGTTCAGTAACTATGTCTCCTAAAGTAATTGGTGCACATACTGATGTAACAAGACTTTTATTACAACAATCTTCTTTAGATGTTGAGAACTTAATCAGAGATGACTTAACAAAATCAATCGCTACTGCAATTGACTTAGGTGCTTTAGCTGGTTCAGGTTCAAGTGGTCAACCAACAGGTATTGCTAATACTACAGGTATTAACACTACAACTTTCGCTGCTGCTA